TTTCGCCCCAATCGCGGGTATAGGGCGGCGGGGCGATGGGTTCGGCCCCGTGCAGGTCGCGCCAGATGCCACGGGCGAGGCCGAGGCAATCAGTGCCAAGACCCCGTGCGGAGGCCTGATGCAGATAGGGTGTGCCGAGCCAGCTTTCCGCGATCGTCACCACCCGGGCGGGGTGGGTTGGGGCGCGGGTCTCAGCCATCGGCAAGGGGGCGCAGGGGCGCGCCGGAGTTCGCATCGGTCTCGTTGGGGTAGCGGGTGACCAGATCATCACCGGGGATCGAAGGAAAGCCGCGGAAGTTGATCGCATTGCCGAACCGATCGCGGCAGGTGGCATGGCGTTTGTCACAGCCTGCATTGATCGCGAAAGCGTCGCCCGGCGTGATTGGGCGCACTGGCGCTTCCATCAGGGTGATCGTGGCCGTGCCGCTGGCCAGCGTGTGGCTGGCCACCTCCGCCCGCCGCCCGGCATTCGCGCCAGTCGCCCATTCCACCACCCCGAAATCGAACCACCCGCTCGCGAACCCACCAAGACCCGCAGCTACGGTGAACCGCCGGTCGCCGACCGTGGCTGTCGCAGCGCCGGTGCCCCGATAGAGCGGCCCTGTCAGGTTCACCCCGCAGCGCGCATCGCCCAGCGTCGCGTCGCAGAAATACTGGAAGGTTCGGCCGACGGGCTGATTGAGGAGATGCGCCAGCGCCCGCACTTCGGCCGTGAAGGCATGGCGGCCGCGCCTGATCTCGCCGATGCTGCCCCGGCGCATCAGCACGCGCTGGCTGACCGCTTGCCAGTTTACCAGCCAAACTTCGACGGCGGCATTGTCCCAAAGGCCATCGGCGATGTCGGTCTCGGTGATCCGGTCTGACCTCAGCGCGCCCTGGACGTCCTGGGCATCAACCGACAGATCGCCCAGGCTTCTGATCTCGCTGGCCGCGAAACCCGTCTCGGGTTCGAAACTGGTGCTCGAAAAGCTGAGAGTACGATCATGGTCGGTGAAACCGAACACCGCGCCATCGCGGCGTTGCAGTCGCCAGCACCACGCGAGGGTGGTGGTGCCTTCACCCAGATGGACCTGGAAGCCTGCGGGTAGGGTCTTCATGGGGTGCGGTCCTGTTGTTCGAGGCGGCCGACGGCGGCGCCGATACGGGCGATGTTCTCGTCGAGGCGGATCATCCGCTCTTCGATCACGGCGATAGCGCGTAGGGCCTCGGCCACGTCGCGGATTTGCTCCGGGCGGATCATTGCCAGATCGTCCAATTGTCGTTCGAGCATCGCGACGCGCGTGTTGATGATCCCGGCCCACCAGATCGCCGCCCCGCCTTGGGCGGAAAGGGCCAGCGCTAGACTGACATAGGCGACATAGCCCATCGTGTTGCGGTCTTTGGGTGGGGTCATCTGCGCACCTCGATCAGCGGAATGGAGGGAATGGAGCCGGTGCGTTCGATATCGAGGGTGACTGGCAGTTCATCCGTGTCGAAGCGAACCGGCACGTCGAACTCGAACCCAGCGCGGATCACGGCGCCGGTGGCGGGAGGAACGGCGAAGGTGACGATCCCGGTCGTCGTGTTGACCGACCAGCCTGCGCCCTGCGCAACCCCGTTCAGCGAAACCGTCACCGTGCCAGCGACTGGCTTGATGATTGCCCGCGCCCAGGATTGCGCGCCCGAGGCATAGGTCTTCACCAGCTGAAACGCTGTCGTGCTGCCGTTCCCGGTGCCGATGATCTGGTCGGTGGCAGCAGGCGCCGCCGAGGGCAGGCAGGATTTGTAGTCCGACCAGTCCTTGAACCGAAACGCGTGCAGGCGGCCGTTGCGGGCCTCGAAGAAGGCGACGACCGCCGCCAGATCATCGGCCCGGCGCACACCATAGGAGACGTCGTAGCGGCGGCGCGAGTTCGCCCAGGAGGCATTCCTTTCCTCGTCGCCCGAGGCCAGTTCGACAATCCGGGTGCGCCGTTCCGGCCCGCCTTTTGCCCCCCGGCTGATGCTGTCCGGAAACCTGATCTCGTGAAACGCCATTCAGCTGCTCCTCCGGCCATAGGCGACCGCCCGGGCGATGTCGGAGGCCACTTGCGCGCGGGAGGCGCGGAAGCTCTCGGCATCGCGGGCATAGATGTTGACGGTGGTGCCCGCTCTGCCTTCCCAAGCGCAGGTCTCGGCACGGTTCAGAACGCGTTCGCCGCGCAGAAGGACAGCGGCATATTCGTCGGACCCCAGCCCCATCCCGCCGCCGTTGTGAAAGCGCGGGGCGGCGGCCAGCGCAGCCGCGGGGATCATCATGCTGGCAGGCCCCGGCACCCGGCCGCCCGCGTGATAAACCCCGGCGGAAATCGATCCGCCGCCGATGCCCCCACCGATCCCGCCCAGTACCCCGCCCAGCGCCGAGGCAAGTGGGCCAAAGACGAAGCGGCGGAAAGCGATCTTCGCGAGATCGGCGATGATCGAGGTGGCAAGGCTGGAGAAGTCGAGCTTCCCCGTCCGGACGAACTCGGCGACGGCCTCTTCCCCCGCCCGAAAAGCGCTGGTAATCGCCTCGCCCACGCTGCCGCCCCAGTTGGCGGCCTCACTGGCATAGGTGGAGAGTGCTTCGCTGACCGCCGCCCAGCCGGTTGCCGCTACATCGGCGGCGGCGGCGACTTCCTCGGCCGTCTGCAACGGGCCTCCGCCACCACCCGCACCGTCTTCGGCCGGATTGTCGGGAGTGATGGAGATTTGCAGCGCCCGATCGCGGACATCGTTGAAGTATTCCGAGAGGGGCGAGCCCGAGACGATGCCGCGGATTTGCGCCGCCAGAGCCGCCCGGCGTTCGGCATCACGCGCGGCATAGGGGTTGGCCACGCTGTCGATCCGAAACGTCGCTGGGTCCAAAGTGGACAGGGCCGGATCAAGGCCGACGGCTTCGAGGGCGGCATTCGCCGCTTCGGCCAAGGCGTTGATCCCGGCCAGGGCCTTCTCGATCATCCAATTGACCGCATCGATCACGGCGTTCGCGGCACCGACCGCCAGGGCCCCAACCGCATCCGGCACGCCTTGGAAGGCATAAGTCGCTCCCGCGGCTGCGACCTTGAAGGCGTTGATGACGAGGTCGCCCATCCAGATGACGCCGTCGACAATCCGCTCCCAGGCCCAATCGGCCCAGGCGACGGCATTGTCCCACCAGCCCCGGATCGTGTCGAAGACCGGCTTCCCGATCTGGTAGACGTTCTCCGCGAAAACCTGCCATGCAGCGCGGGCCACATCCGTAAAGCTCACCTGCGCACCGGTGGCCTCGTTGATCTCATTCCGCATCCCGGCGATTGCCGCCGAGCCCAGAGCAACAGCGGCCGTCACCAGTGGGAAGCGACCAGCGACTTGTAGGATGCCTTGGCCGAGGGTTCGCGCCATGCCGCCCAGATCGCGGAAGAGCGCACCGACACCGCCATTCCCAAATCCATAAATCTGGGAAATCTGGCTGCCCTGCTGGGCCATGACCATGAAGGGGTTCATACCGCCTGCGAGGGACACGCCGATGTCCTGAAGCTGGAAGGACAGGTTCGCCATGCGGTGGCTGGCGTTACGGGTCGCCGTGCTCATGCCGCCCAGAGCGGTGGTGCGCCCCTTGATCGCCGCGATGCTGGCGAGTGTTGCCTGCCGTTCGCGCGCAATCGCCGCCGTCATCTCTTCCGCGGAAATCGCTCCGACGCGATGGGCCTGCCGGATCTCGGTCAGGGTCGATCGGTAATCCCGCACCACTGCGAACAACGGGTTGTGCTTGGCCCGCAAATCATCGAGGGCCCGGCCATAGGCCGCAACATCGGCCGCATCGCGCGCCATGCCGCCCGAGACGCCAGTGGATCGGTTGACGGTGTTCATGACTGACCCCGACACGGCGCCTGCCTGACGCAAGGCGCTGGCCGCGCGGGCCGCCCGATCGGCCAAGTCCTGCATCTGGCGCATGGCCTCACCGGCCGACACCCCGGCGGCGTTCAGCCCCGCCGCTGCCCGGGGCCCCGCCGCTTCTATGAGCGTCAGCGCCCGGGCGCCTTGCTGGCCGATGCCCACCAGTTCGGCCTTCAGCGCCTGCCCCCCGGTCGCGACAAGGCGCACCGAGACCCGGCGTTCAGATCGCGTCGTCATGGTTCTGGGCTCTCACTTGGGCGTTGATGCCGCGCACGGCGTAGGGTTCGATCAGGGGCAGAAGTTCGACCGCGATCAGGCGGTTCAGGCCCAGCGCCTCGGCCATGGCCAAGGCGGCGGTCATGTCCCAGCCGACAACCCCGCCCGGGATGGCGCGGAACTGGCCGCGCAGCGATTGGGCCAGTTCCCAAACCTGCCAGGCTTCAAACGTGCGGGGGCGGTGAAGATCGGCGGGGCATGAAGGGCAGGGCTTTACGCATCCGGCGCAGTAGCCTGCGCCCCCGCCGAAGTGCCATTCGGCAAGGGCGCGGAGGCGTTTCCCTCATCGGCCAGAATCAGGCCCTTGGCCACGTAGTCGGTCTGGAACCTCTGGAAGAGCGGGAAGAGGTCGAGGAGGGCGGCAACCGCTTCGGGCGTCGGCGGCACGGGATAGCCCTCGGCATTGCCGACTCCCTCCCAGTCGAGGATGGCGAGCGCCCCGATCGCCTTCGCGAGGGCCACCGCGACCTGATCGGCGGGGGCATCTTCGGGCAAGCTTGCGACTTGGGCATCGCTGCGGGCGGCACCGATCAGGGCGGAGGTGAGGGGCGCAAGTCGCAGACGGACCCCGCCGCCGAGATCGAGCCAGGCGGGTTCGGGCGAGAGGTTCAGGCGGATCATGGGGGACTCCTCAATAGCTGGTGGTCGTGTTGACAAGGACGGCGGTGCACATGCGGGCGGGCGAGGTCGCTCGGGCTGCCTGCCATTCGAAGGTGGCCTGCACGCCCTGCGGCCCGTTGATCGGGATGCGAGGGCGCGGCAGATAGGCGGCGTGCACGGTGAAGGTGAGGGAGGCGTTGGCGCCAAGGCTCCACGCGAAGACCAACTCGCAGGGGTCACCGGCGATCGCCTGGTTCACCAAGGTCAGATCGGCAAAGCGGGCCTCGATCGAACCGGTCAGGGCGGCCATTGAAGGGTCCAGTCCTTCGAGAAGGCCATCGTTTCGGATGGTCTCGATCCGGTCGAGGTTGTTGGCATATGACACCTGCGCCGAGACGATATTGCCCAGCGCTGCTCCGTTCCGCGTGATCGACCCTTGGAAATTGCCGAAGCGCTGCAAGGGCAGGGTGGCGTCGGTCAGGACACCTGCGGCCGTAGTGGCCGCAACCGTCTCGCCGCGACCGATCAGGCCGACCGTTGCCGTCAACAGCCCAGACCGTTGCGATTGCCACTGGATGCGATCTGCCACGAGGCCGGAATACATGGCGAACCGCGGCACATCGGGCATCTGCGTTTCGATCGCCATGCTCGGCAGCGTGAAGCCGCCCGACTGGAAGGTATGGGTTCGCGGCGTGGTGCCAGTTGTCACCGGCTGGCCGAAGATCGCCTTCAGCCAGAAGCCAAGGTTCTCGGCATCCATCGGAATGACGACATCGCCATCCACGTTCACCGCATCGCGGATCGGCGCCTGTGGGTCGCGGCCGTAGCCAAGGAGTTCGGGCGACATGAGCCCCTGTTCCGAGCCGAGCGTCGTCGTGGCAAAGGGCATCCGGCGATAGCCGCTGGCGGGCGGCGTGCCGTAAACGGATTCGAAGGCGAACGCGACTTGCGTCCGCGCGCCGGGCTGGCGGGCCATGGGTCAGTCCTTTCGGGGTTGGTCAGAGAAGCGGGTCGGTGGTGGCGTAAGCGAGGATCACCGGGATCACCGCCGCCTTCAGACCCTCGTTGCCGTCGATCGCCAGCAGCACCGGTTCCGGCGCCTCGGGCGTGATGTAGTCGCAAAGGCCGCCCAACGTCCGGTCGGTGGCCAGGGCTGTGCCGATCGCCAGGCGCAGGGCGTCAAACGCGGCATCCCGGGCGGCCGGGGTGCCGTCGACCACCACTTCGATCTCGGCCCGGTGTTCATAGTAGTAGCCGGGCGGGGAAAGCCACACCTCCGGCGGCCCCGGATCGCCATCGCGCAGGATCACCACCCCGGCGGTAGGCACCTTCTCCGGCAGGATCGCATTGCGCATCACCTTGGCCCCTTGCGGCATCGCGCCGGACAATAGGCTATGGAGCGACACGAGCAGGCGCTCGGCCGTGGATTGGGTGGGCATGGGTTGGGGTTTCCGATCAGTCTCTTGGGTCAGTGGGCCTTGCGCGTGGCACTGTCTTGTCGCTTGGACAACTCAGCGCTTGGCGGCTACGTTCGCACGAGATGGTTCAACTGCT